AACTTCAACCCGGTCGAGCAAAACGTCGTCAATTCCAAACCGCATTCTCTGTTAAACCATTCTGTGAAGCGACCAACCCAAACAAATGGGAATGATGATGGTTCAAGCGACCTGATGTCGCGAACAATCGCCTCATATTCAGAAAGGGACATCTGAAAGGTTGAACAGAAGCGGACAATTTCACTTGGACAAACATTGTCGATGAAGTCAGAAGTATTCTTCCATGGTTCGTGAGGTGCGACCCACTTGCCCTTATCATACGTGAACGTTGAAATGCGCCGGTAAAATTCACCAAGAATGGGAACATGACCGGCAACGGGCAGCATCGATTTGGCAGTGCCTACCATCAAGGGAAGCACGTGCTTGTGTTTGTGGAAATTGATTCCAAATTTGGACAATTGACGGAATGGTTTGAGGCCCCACTTCCAAATGCGGAAGTCACCTCGTTCTACCTGATAGAACTTCCCTGAACAGTATTCTAACTCAGACAGATTCTCGCGTTGAATGAATTCAACTTTGGGTATTCCCAACTCAGAGTAAATCGTGCTGAACTTCGTCTCGTCGAAACAGTCAGTTCCAAAGAAGTTGTCATCACCCTTAACCATGACTTCAGGTCGCATGTCTCCGCACATCTCGCAACAATACAACACAAGGCTCAGATTAATGAGGCTGTTGAACGTCGACGTGACTATGTCACCAGACATCCGTCCCCAATTCATCCGGGCCTTGAATCCGTTCTTTCCACGAATAGTTGTTGTGCGCCACACATCAATGAGTTGTCGGAGTTGCTTGAACTCAAAGGGCATGGCTCGGAAGACGTCTATTTCAAGCTCGCGAAAGAAGGAACATAAAGATCCGTCCCAGCTGGACACGTCAGATTCCACCAAATGTCGTCGAAGGGAGCACCGGACGGCCTTGTCTGCAACCACTTCGGCCTTGAGCCCGGAATCAATGGTCACGGGCAAATCAGCCGTGAAAGCTGACTCGATGCACTTGCACAACGATTTCAAAACGCGGCCAACAATGGCTAAGAACTCTTCGTTCCTTCCATTAATCATCCGAGACTTGAAGTTGTCATGCTGTTTTCCAACATATGGTTCTTGCTTGATAAAAGTTTGAATTTCAGCAACCTTGGGCGTCAACTCAAGGTACTGATCTTCCCGTTTCATCATCTTCCTGCGGCGAGGGGTGAGGCTCTCAAGAAATTCCTCCCAAGAGTAAAGATGTCTCTTGGGCCCGAAGCAGCGGTACAGGATTCTGCGATGAAACCACTGACGGAAATGGGTTACTCTGTCGTTGAGGTATTGACGGGGCTGAAACATACGAATGGCAAACGCTTGGTACTGGTTATGGGAGCATGGGGTAGGTGTAATGATCGAAGCTCCTTCGATTGAACATCCGTATATCTCGACAGAGGAATCCTCACAAGGAATGTCGTAATTGTGCGGCTTTGAGAGCCCAGGTAGAGTGGGAGATTCATGCTTGCCACTGCACTTTCGAACAATGGCCAAGGAATTCAACGGTCTCAAATTGGTGTTGGCCGCCGGAGCGGCCATGGCTGACTTGATCATGTTGGTGTACACGCCAAAGAAAAGCTGTCTGCAGCGGTCCCAAAAACTGGGAGCCGTCAGAAAGGCGATCCAATAGCCGTAAAAGTCAAGCCTGTTGTTGTTATTCAAGATCGAATGAAATCCTCCCGTACCACGAATCAGCGCCAAGCAATGTTCCACATCAGCTGTATCAGTGTTCATGCAAAGACGAGCAATGACAGCCATGCGGAAATTCTCAGAATGTGATTCCATCAACGCATCAATGGGATGCTGTCGCTGAATCAACGTGAAACGGGACTTAAGCATGTTGGACAATAACACATCGATGTTAGGCCACAAGACATAGTGTCTGCGGATCCATGTCAATGCGAAGTCCTTCAGAGATCGGACGTCCCACTTGCCGACTCTAATCGCCTCGTCGATCGCGAGATTGATTGCATTCTCCAACATCTCGTCGTTCCTAGGAGTGAAGTTTCTGTAGTTATGTCCTTCAATTGGGTAGTAAAGGTAACGGAAATCCGATGCCGATTCATCACCACGAATGATCTCATCAGCACGGATGCACCTCACAGCTCCGTAGAATGTACCTTCACCATCATTGGTCTTTGTCAAGATGACATAGTAGATGTCTCCACCAATTTGGTAGGGACCAGCGTGAGCGACTCTGTTGAGTTCCCACGGGACAAAAACCAATTCCCGATCCTCCTTTCCTTCTCCTATCGCTTCCAATGCATCTTGGATGTCACGCTCAGACTTGGCTTCCATTTCTCCCACCAGTTGGTCCATGGCGTCCTGGTAAGAGGCCTGAACCAACTGGTTCTTCACCACAGCCTTGGTGCGCTTGACGTAAACCTTCTGTGGCTTGTTGGAAACAACAGATGTCACGTTCAGCGACGC